AGATATTTGCAATCGTCTCGGTCATGGCGCCGGTAATAGAGGGAGACGCGGTGTAAGCCGGCGCCACGCCGACACCGCCACTGCTCAGAAGTTGGCCGACTGCCACATCGTTCAACCCACTGACGACACCGGCCGCACTCGCATACAAGAGGTCACCGGTCGTGAAACTGCCGGGAAATGTCGGGTAGAGGCGTACCGCGCTCGATGCGGCGCCACGGGTCAACGTGATGTTCGCGCCGCCACTCGCATACGCCGTGCACCGCCACCGAAAGCCGACGAGTCCGGTATTGAGGACTGCATATTGTCCGGTCGTTGTCGTGGTCGAGGCGACCGCGCCGGTACTGATTTTCGTGACCATCACAGCAAACCACGTCTGACCGTCAGCCGTGCCTTCCGCGGTCAGCGTCAACGAGGTCAGCGTGCCGGTGATCTGCGACGTGAACGCCGACCCCGTGCTCGGCAACACCCATTTGGCGCAGGCGGTCGGCGCCGTCACACAAGCCGTGCCGCTGTCGATCACGTTAATCGACTGCGGCGAGGGCAACACAATCTGTGCATGCGCCGCCGTCGCGAAGCCGAGCCATACGACGAGAAACAGCAATCGTCGAGTCATCGTGAGGACCCTCCTGAGCCGGTGAGAATGTTGTACCCGTTGCGTCGATTGACCGCGAAATCGTTTGCCAAGTCGATCATCTTCAGATTGCCACGGGTGATGAGTTTGAAGCTCTTGAGTGCGGCACTGCGTAAATCGTCCGTGATGGGATAGCCCCACGCGGGCGCCATTTCGATCACGAGCGCATCCGTGAGCGCCTTGTCATAGCCTGGCGGCATCTCATAGGTCGTTGTCAGGTCCGCGAATTCGACCAGCGCCTTTTGCAAGTAGAGCACGAGGTCATTCAGCGCGGTGTTCGGCACCGGCCAGAGATTGATCGTGCCGAAGCCGGTCGTCGTGAACGTCGGATTGTAGTAGACCACCGTGAACAGCGACGTGCTCAGTTCTTTGATCTGAATCGCCTGCCACGCCGTATCCGTGATCACCGTCCGAGGAATCTCGACCACGGGCGAGCTCGCGTTGAGATTGAGCCCGGCGCCGACCACGCTCGACTGCGTGGCCGGACGCACGGTATTGAGATTCGCGCCGGTGCCGATGGTGTAGGGGTTGGACGGTCCCCCTTTGCCGGCGGTGAGCGTGAAGACCTCGCGCGCAATGACGGGAATGGTGAGCGCTTGCTGTGCCCACAATCCCATCAGCGCGTTGAGGTATTCCAGCGCGAGCGACGACTGGACGGCCGGAATCGCTTCGCCCGGCTGAAACACGTTCATCGTGCGGAACGCTCGTCCGATCAGCGAATTCGCGGTGACGCTCATCGCGGGCCTCTTATGTCGGCGCGACCATCAGACCGCCGGCCGAGTTGGAGGGCGCCGCCATATCGAGGAACGAATTCGCCAGGCCGTTCGTGTCGCCGAACTTCGTCACGCCGACCATCGCGCAGTCCTTGAACACGACCATCCCGCCGGGCGAGGCATTCGTGAACTGCAACAGTGCCGTCATGGTGGTCGATGTAGACTTGATCGCGTTCTCAAACGTGCAGCTCTCGAACAGATTCGTGCGGTCCACGCAGCCGGCCCCGGTCCCGAGGATCCCGATCACCGTGGCGCTGCTGGTCATGAACGGGAACAGGCACCGCCGGAACGTGTTGCGCGGCGTGGCGCCCGCCAACTCTAGTGAGGCGTTTGCGGCCGTGCGGGCGACGGTATCGATCCCGATGGTGCAGTCCTCGAACAGGTTCTCGCCGGATCCGGCCGAGCCGATTTTCAGCGACCGCGAACCGGCTGACTGGGCGGAGGCGGCATCGCCCATGCCCGCGATGTGGCAGTTCTTGAAGTAGTTGCGCGAGCCGGTGAGCACCACGCCGAGCGCAGACGTGGTGCCGGTATCGAACCCGTAGAACCACTGAATGTTCTGAAACACACAGCCGTTCCCGCTGATGGTGAAAAACGGCGTGAAGGCGGTCGTCGTGCCCGTGGGGGCGATGCGTGCCCGTTGCGACATCAGCACCGGCGAGGCGATGCCGAGCAGATGCGTGGCGTTTTTGCTCCAGGTGAACGAGGCGTCCACACGCGCCGTGGCCGAGGTCGCGCCGTTGCCGACCAGCACCACGACATCGTTGTTGCCGGCGAGACAGCGGTTGTAGGCCGCCAACAGTGTCGAATCGGGCGCCGACTGCCCGCCGGTCTGCGACGAGACGGGCACCGTCGTATCCGGCTTACAGAAGTAGACATTGCCGACCTGCAACAGCCCGCCGAAGACGGTACTGAAGTTGGCGTTGATGGCGTCTTTCGTGGCAGAGGTGAAGGCGCCGACTTGGCTAACGAGTTGCTGAACGCTCATGATGGGAGACTCCGCGCGCCCCGCCGACACGACCGCCGGGAGGGCGCGAGAAAAGGGACAACCCAGACGTGGCGTCGTCCCGACGATGAATTACGTGCCGTGCAACGGACTGACCGGCTTCGGGTCCGGCTCAGGACCCGGCTTCTGGTCCGGCTCAGGATCTGGCGTCGGATCGGGTTCCGGTTCAGGATCGATGGGCTTCTTGGACATCAGATGCTGTCTTTCGCGGCCTGATTCGCGCGCTGTTTCGCCAACGTCGCCTCGGTCGCCGTCACCGTGCGTTTGATGGGCGTCTCCGGCATGGCCGGCAGATGTTCGCTGCCATGCACATCTTCCGCCTGCGCCACTTCGGCGCAGGCCTTCTCGGACAGTCGGTTCTTCACGTCGTAGTTGCGCTCGGCCGCGAGTTTCGCGAATTCGACCTGCTGGTCTTCAAACGCGGCGATGGCTTCGTGCGGTCCCACATGGAACCCGCGCGACTTCATGGCTTTGGCCGCGTCCGCATCGACGGCGACTTCGGTCTCCACGATGCCAATCGGCCCGTGGTTGATCCGGCCCGCACGATAGAGCATGGCCGGGTAGGGATAGTACTGATACGGCCGACCGGGCGGCCCGGCCGGCGTATGCTGCGCTTCCCACTTCGTCGCCTCTTTGGCGTAGGCTCCATCGGGCGCGATCAGAATGCTCACGAAAGTCCTCCCGGATGTGTTAGCCGAGTGTCCACTGGCCCGTGCTGGCGTTCACGGAGGCGTTCACCGCGCCAATCAGGCCGGTGTAGCCAATCGTCAGGTCGAGCACGGCGCCCACCTTGCCATTGCACGTCGCCACATCGCTTGTGGTGGTGTCCCCATCGAAGCCGGGGCCATAGGTGACAGTGTGGGCATTCGCGGTCGCCGCCATGAACCGCATCGTGACACCCATCGACGCGCTCGTGGGCGCTGGCGTCGTCGCGCCGGTCGCAATCAACGTGACGGCGCACACGCCGGCTTTCGTGAGCATGTACGTGGTGTCTTTGATCGGGTACGGCTGCGTGGTGGCGGTCGGCAGCGAACCGGCCGCCGTGAACACGGTGTCCACTCCGAGCGACACGATGTCGGGCACGTACGGCGGGCGCGGTGAGACGGCACCGATCGGAATGTCGCCGAAGTCGCCAGGCGCGGTTGAGGTCGCTACCACAGCTAGGGCTTCATGCGCCACCGCCGTCGTCCCGTTGTAGCCACGCTGCGCTACGCGCACCTGGCCCGCCACCGGTACCGTTACGATCACCATGTCCTCGCCATCGACACGTAGGATCTGGACGGTATTCGGATACGTGCCCACGGCGGGAAACCCGGCCGACGTAGACGTGATGTTCAAGAGCGTGTCGCCTGCACCGCAGGCGGCCGAAAGCGTCGTGTTGGTGAGGGCCATGAATGGATCCTTTCAGGCGTAGCAACGCAGGGCGAAATAGGGCAGCACGGGGGCGACCCCAACGATCATGTCCATCCGAGACGGCATCTGGTCCGTCTGGATGTTGTACTGCTCGGCCCAGCGCATCGAGAGTTTGGCGTCCTTGTCGTTCTTGCGCGCCGCCATGGCGCCGGCCAGCCGCACGGGCAGATCCGCTATGACGAAAGCGAACGCCGCGGTATTGAAGATGAGCCCCTGTTTGCTCGCGGTCGCCGTCATCGTCGCGCTGACACTGCCCGTCGATCCGACGAAGGTGATCGCGGCGTTGTCGGCCGGCGAGTTCATCACGGTCTGAAGCTGACCGCTGGTGATGATCGCAGGCGAAATCGTGAACGTACCCGTCGTGGAGCCGGCGAGATCGGCTTGCACGCTGAACTGTTGGAGCATCCCAGAGTCGGCATACGACAACGGATTCACACCGTTCACGCCTGCGAGGGTGAAGATATCGCCGGCCTTGATCGCGTAGGTGCCCCAGCCGTCGGTGATGAGCGTCGAGCCAGTCTGGAGTGCGCCGTTGACCGCGGGCGTCGAGGACGTGAACGAGCCCGTCGTGTGCGTGGGCATGTTTGGATCCCAGTACCAATCGTCGACCCCAAGCGCGGCGGCAGAGAACTGCCCCGTGCTGAAGTATTCCTGGTACTGTTTGCCGAACAGCGCGAAGTTCGCGGCGAGCAGTTTGCTCTGCGCCTGCGGGGTGATCACCGCACAGAGCTCGTCGGGAACGCCCTGCTGACGCAGAATCGCCACGCCATCGGTGTACGTCTCATCGGACGTAATCGCCGTGCCGGGGGTGCCGATGCTGTAGTAGACCGATTTGTAGACTTCGGCGCCGGCCTGCACGTCGGCTTTGTTGGCGAGGGCCATACCTGAGGCTTTCGTGTAGCGCTGCGCTTCTTCGACCACGAGCGCATCGTCCGCACTCGACCAGCCGCAGCCGACCTGGTACTGATGATTCAGGGAGATCGGCACCGTCTGATTGATGATGGGCTGTTGAACGAGCGCCTGGCCCTCGTTCACCACCATGCGGGGCGAGAGCCGCGCCTGGACCGTGAAGCCAATCTGGGCACCCTGGGGTTTGTTCTCCCATTGGTTGTCCCAGGACCGATCGAATCGGCCCACGAGTTTGATGCTGTTTTTCCAATTGACGGCGACGTCAGTCGTCACCCAACTCGGCGTGATGAATGTGTTCACAAGCTACCCTCGCGCGAAGGAATGCGAGTCTTACGGTCGACGCTTCTGATTCCAGTGCCGTTCGTGATCGGCGATGGAAGCATCATCACCGGGAATCTCGTCTCCCGCGCTCATCGGCCCTGTCCGCACCGGATTCGGCGGGCGAGGTCGTGTCATCGGTAGCGGGGCGGCCGATCCGGTCGAGACGGCCTGCGCCCGCGAGGGCGAGAGACGTTGCGCGAGCAACGAGAGGGCTTCGAGTTGCGGATACCGATTCGTATCCGGATCAAAGATCGGCAACGCCAGCATCGCGTCGAGCTCTGGGCGGTGCTTCTGCAAATGATACAACACATCGAGGCCGGCCGCGGATTCGATGATGAAATTGTCGATCATGGACCCTTGCGGGATCGCCGTGGGCGCATACGCGACTTTCTCGAAGTCCGCGTACTTCGATTTGACCGTTTGTTCTCGTGTGCGCCAATGCTGTTGGAGCCGCGTCGTTTCGGCCTCGCGGGTCCGCTCCTGCGCCGCCTGCTGCGCGCGGTCGTTGGCTTCCCGGATTTCCTGACGCGCTTCCCATCGGGCCTGGTCCTTGACGTAGTTCTTCGCCGGATTGTCGAGATACTCGCTCGGATCGGGTTCAGGGTCGTCCGCGAAGGCGGCGACCGGAATCGTCATGGGCGGCACGAGACGCGCCGGCTCGTCTGCGCGTCGAGGCGCCGGCATCTCAGGTCGGGGAACCGAGGTAGCACGCTCCACAGGCGCAGACGAACCGTTCTTCCACCGATCGCGCTCGGCTTCCGTTTCTCGCAGTCGTTTCGTCAGTTCGGCGATGCGCGGCACATCGTCTGCGCTGGCTTGCTGACTCCGGGCACGATGACGCCGCGAGGGCGGCGGGGTGGCGACTTCGTGTTCCGCAAGGGTCGGTTCTGGCGGGGGAGCGTCCGCGGGGACGGGGGCCGCGGCGGGGACGGGCGCGTCAAGCGGGAGCTGAACGTCTACTTCCACAAATCGCCCTCAGTGTGCGGCGATTGGGGGCGGCTGTCAAGTCTCATGCCGTGTCTCCGGCCGGCGGGGGCGCCAACGCCGCGGCTTGCTGCCCTTGTTCGAGCGCTTGGCTGTGTGCCTGCTCACCAAGCGCCGCCTGGCCGGCAACGTCCTGGCCCATGCGTTCGCCTTCCTGCATGTGCGCCGTGGCCGCCGCATCGGTCATCTCGGCGTGGTCTTGGGCTGACCGCGCGGCCTCATGGTCACGATCCTGCTCGGCTTGTTCGACTTCGTGGCCCATCGCGAACCCTTCTTCGGCCGCGTGCGCCTCGAGGGACGCGCCTTTCGAGGCGGCGGCGATGTGCGCCACGGCAATCGCGGTGGCATCGCGCATTTCCTGAATCCGTACGTCTTTTTCGGCGCCAATTTCCGCGATTTTGACCTTGGCGGCGGTGTCTTGCTGTTTCGACTCCAGTTGTCCGCTGAGTTCTTTCATGGCGGCTTCGGCGTGCTGGAGTTGCTCATCTTTCGCCGCCATCGCTTGTGCGAGTTCGGGTGGAATCGACCCCTGCTGCTTCGCTTGGAGCATCTGTTGGATTTTCGGGTCCAACATCGCTTTCGCGCGCTCGGCCATTTCCGTGTGGCCGGGACCGTCTTGATTTTTGAAGTACAAGTCGCCGAACCACGTCATGAACAGCGGATTGGCGCTCATCAATTCCGACAACACGGCCGCTTCTTCTTGCCGGCGCGTGTCGAAGGCGCGCGTAATCTTCACGACGACGTTAAATTTCGCGTCTTTCGTCAACGTCACGTCGGGGGCGGGATTGCCGCCGCGGGGCATCGCGGGGGGTCCTATCGGCTGTTGGCCGGGCACCTGAACCCGCACGGTTTCCTCGTCGCCCTCGCCGTTGATGATCCGCACGAGTCGGCCGGGCTGCCCGTAGAGCGGAAACAACAGATTGTTCAGAATCTCGCCTTCGTAGCGCATCGATCGCTTCAGGTTGTCGAGATAATTCGAGGTGCCTTGTTCGCTCGACTGCTTCAACGATTCAATCGCTTTCCCACTGCGGAGCCGAGAATCACTGTTTCGCCCGACGCGGGATTCTGGCACGCCGGTGGTCGACTGAATCGCTTCATCGAACATGGACACGGACGCCGCAATCGCCTGAATCGGCGTGTCGATGTTGGTGCGTGTCGGCGGGCCGATGGGTTGGCCCGCTTCGCTCGTGCTGTTGTAGGGCAAGTACGGCAACGTGCGCGTGTTCGCGAGCTGGTACCACGCTTCGAACCCGGCAATCTGTTCCGGTGTGGCTTGAAACGGCGGAATCGGCGCGAGGCCGACGGACTCGACCCATTTCGACACCATCGCATTGAAGCCCTGTTGGGCGTCACGCGCTGAGCGAATCATGCCTTCGGTGCGCCGCTCATGATCGTAGGGATGGAGTTCCTCGCCGAGTACTTTGATGATCGGCAGGTTCGGCCCGAGCCAATCGGTCTTTTCGAGGACTTGGACACCATCGATCTTGCAGAATTTAATCTGTTTCTCCACGACGGCGCGTTCATCGATCGTCGCGGTGCCCGGTGGGAGCTCGTCTTTCCACGCGCCGCGCCCATCGGGCAGTTGCACCAACGTGCGATGCGTGCGTTCCGTGTACCAGTAATCGACCACCCGTACGGATCGCGTGTCGCCGTCCTCGGTGAACCAGTCGGGCGCGTCCGCGCCAATCGCCCGAAACTCGGCATCGGACGACCCCACGACCGGATTATGTTCGTTTTTCGCGTTTTTCGGGTAGTCGTGTTCGTACTGCGCCCAGGGGATATCGTTCCCGATGAAGCCCCACTCCGCATCACTGCCGTCGGGCTGTTCATGCGCCGGATCCAGCGAGACGCTCGACTGATTGAAAATCCGATGGACGTACGGCTCCTGGTACCACGATTTGCCGGGAAGGTACCGGGTCATGATGGCGTAGAACCCGCGGCCGGCAATCACGGCACGACTGAACGCCCAGGTTCGGGCATCGGCGGCTTCGGCCGCACGCTGAATCCGTCGCATCAGTCCTTCGCGGACGCGAATTTCGGTATCGTCCGTCGGCGCGCCCACGTCTTCAAAATCATCGGCGGCGATCAGTTCGATGCCGATATTCGACTCGCGCTCTTGATTGAGCACTTGCCGCACAGGTTCTTTGACTTTGTTGATGGTCAGGCAGGGACGAGCGGGGACGGGCGGCACGCCGAACCGTGCGGATTGCATCTGACGCGCCGCCGCGGTGTCGGCATCCCACTGATCGCCGGCGTAGAAGCCGAGGTCGGCGAGTTCGCGCTGCCGGGTCTTGTCGGTGGCGTCTTCTTCTTGTTTGAACCGCGCTTTCGCCAGCGTGAGCAGTGCACGGTCGTCCGCACTGATCCGCACACGAGGCGTCATGCGCCCATCCACCACGCCAGCACACCCCGCCACGTCGGCGGCTGACTCCGGCCACAACGGATCAGCGCCTGGTCCGCGCACCGTGCTCGCGCTTCGAGTGCGTGGAGCCGATCATCCACGTGCTCGAGACGGGTGTGCAGCGCATTCAGATTCGGCAGAATCTGATGGTGAATTTGCTGCCGGCTGGCCTCGATCACGCCGATCGCATTCGCCCCGACGGCGCGGCGCACATCTCGGCGAATCGCCTTCGCGGTCGCCCCGTTCATCGCGGGCGCCTCGCGGGACGTGCAATCCCGGCGCGGGCGGCGCGCAACGTCATCAGCTCGTCGTCGCTGAAGTCCTCGATATCCGTGCGATGCGCCCGTTTCGTCAACGCCCCATCGAAGGTGACGACCACGCTCGCCCCACACCGCCCGCACACCACCACGTCGCGAATCTGGGCAATCGGCGTCTGGGTGCACAAGCAGAGGGGACAGGAAAACTGGGTGAGGGTCTCCATGAGTCGCAGTCTACACCTTTTTCTGCGTTACGAGGCCCAATTCGCGGGTTGGGGCATC